TACCAAGTGATGAGCATAAAGCCATATCGATAGCTACAAATGATTTACCGCTTTTAGGTGCTCCATAAATATCTATAACTGAATCTTTTTCCATAATATCTTCAATTACCCATTCAGGTTCAGGAATATTAGTTATAAGATCAGAAATCTTTCGTAATACTAATGACGGCTTTTTAGGCTTAGAAACTTCAGTATTTATATAATCTGTAAATGATTCTTTATCAAAGATATTATTATGATATGCATCATATAAATCATCTTTATCGTTAAATGCTTCAGGTATCTTTGCTATTTGTACTGTACATTTATTTTCAGCTAAATATTCAGATAATTCATTAGCACATTTAAAACCTGCTTCATCATTATCAGGCCATATAATTACTTCTTTACCAAATATAGGTTCCCAGTTAGCTTTCTTCCAACTGTTAACACCACCATGCCAAGTGGCCGTAGGCCCATCATAAATACGGTTAGCACCTAAAGTAGCCTTCTCACCTTCACTAATTAATACGGGTCCTTCGCCTTCCTTATAATATATAGGCATTAAACCTTCAGGCCTTTTTAATAACCAAGTATTATTTTGTTTATGAAATGGTGCATACTTTTGTTTGATTGCATGATTGTCTGGAAATCGCATAACAACAAATGAATCAGTGTATTTTAATAACACAACTGCTTCTTGTGCTAAAGCGCGCATTTGTTCTTGATTATATTGTTTATATGTTTTAGTTTGAGGAAATTTTTCTTCTTTAATTTCAGGACTGTACATATTCAATATATCATTTCGATTCTGATTAAAGTGATCGATTAACCATATAACTCCTCCTCCTTCATCTAATTCAAAACTAAAAAACAATCCAGTTTCGAGATTAAGGCACCAGCTTCCGTTGGTACCCCATCTCATTTCTGTACTTGATTGCTTAGTAGGCTTTCCTAATAAATGAAGGCCAACTTGAGGAGCCAACTGTACAAAGTTGACTTCTCGCATGATTAAAACGGCAGTTCGTCTTCAGTTAAAGGTTTAGCTGCAGGATCAAATCTAGGATCACCAGACTCTGGAGTTTGATTTTCCATTGCAAAGCTAAAGTCATTAATATTATTTGCAGCCGGTGCACTTATAGCATCAACATCTGTTGTTACAAAATCAGCTGGTTTATCTGCCCACTTTACAAATTCAAATTCAGGAATTGCTGCTTGGCCGACTTTAAATTTTTCAACCTTAGCCCCTGTATATTTTACATATACAACTTTACCTGGATTTGCTTTTATTTCATTCCAAAACATAGCGCACATTTTATTAAAGCCTTGACTTTCGCCCCAGCTAAATCTTCTCCAAAGTTTAGAGCCGTGTTCTGGAATATACATCCAAACACTAAATGCACGTTTATGATCAGGAGTTGGCTGGCCTTTAGATAGTCCTGGTCTTTCATCCCATTCCCAACTATAAGCACCCTCATAAATGCCCCATCCTGTTTGTATTGTTGCTGGATCAATTAAAATATGAACTACATTGTCTAATGCTTCATCTCCTACTTTCCAACATTTGTTTGTGCTGCAATGCTTAATATAAACATTATCACCACCCGAATTAATACCCAAAATATCCATAATTACTCCTTAATGTATTATAGGTTGCGCTTCATTGCGCCATTTTTCAATTAGCATATATCTAAACTCAGATACATACTCATCAAAACTTAGTGTTTGCTTTTGATTTGCTTCTAAATAATCTAAATATTCTAAAACACAAAACTCTGCAAAACGTAATTCTTTATTTGTCTCTATTGACATAAGCCTGGAAAATTGTATTTTTTTTTATTATATCTACAAAATCTTCCCATTTGCATGTAAATATCTTATTGTTATCTTTTGGCTCATCTTTCATGATAGACCAAAATGGCATAGCCACTTCAATAGGACTTCTATTATATTTATAAACTAAAACTGGAATTCTTGAATCGCCTGCTGCTGTACATACTTGGTCCCACCAACCAGATTTATAACCTTTACCTTCAGCATAGCATTTACATTCGATAGCATAATTTAAAAAGTTAATATCACATTCACCTTTTTTATATAGCTGTTCAAAGTTTCTTGTAATGTGTATATCGGCATTATGTTCATCAGATAATGCTTTTAATAGACTAACTATTTTTCTTTCAAATGCAGCACCTTTTGTTCGGCTATTTACCAATTTTATTTCTCCTCACTAATTCTCTGCATGCCTTAAGTTTTATTTTTGGTTTTGTACTATGATTATTAACTAATGTTTTAAGTTCTTCAATAGATCTATTTTTTAAATAGTAATGCTCTATTTCGTATTTACCAGTATTTTTATTTCTTGTCTTTACTGATTTTTTTATTTTTTCCGGCATTAAATATTTTGTCCCAATTATTATCTATTTTCTTTTTATCTTCTGGCCTGCGTTTACTTCCTTTACCGCCATGCCATTTAGTCATTATCTTTTAATTTATTGTTGATTAATTGCTCAACAACAAATATCATTTTTTTACCGTGTTTATCACAATAATCTTTTAATAATTTATGCGTTTCAGGCTTTACCCAAACAGCTTTCATTTGATTGTCATCCATGTTGTTTTATCCTTAATGTTTTTGATCTTACACTTCTAGCTTCTTTAGCTGGAGTTACTTTTTCTGGTTGTGCTTTATAGTTTATCATGGGCCACATAATTGTATGTTGATTTGTTTGACCTCCATCAGCATCTTGAATTTGTTTTTTTAGTTTCAACTCAAGATCATTAATATCTTCCGTTAATTCTTTTATATGTTGTTTCTTTTGAAGTATTTCTTCACAATACATATCAGCACTACGACCTAAAGTTATTATATCTTTATTAACATTTTTGTATACTACATTAGCATCATCAGTTGAAGATGGCGGATAATATTCTTTATTTTTAACTCTATAATCAAAGTCTAATACTAAGGCTGATAGTATTCCGCCAAATTCTGGTTTTCTTGAATACAAATAAATTCTGAAATCAGTAGATTGCCAAAGCACGATAACGGCCGCCCAGCCATAGCCAGTACATTCCATTAAACCTTTAGCTTGCAGTACGCCTCGCCATTCTTCTAATTCGTTTGTAGGCGCATTACGTGTAACCTTACATTCAATTACGCCGGGTCCATCTAATACTATTGTTTCTTGTTCTGGAATAATAATATGATCATGTTCGCCGTTTTTAAATGTTAATCCTTTAGCAATACCAGTAGCGTCCAAAGAGCCTGCTAGGGGGAGTATCGGATGATGGACAGGCTCTTCGTAGTCTACTTTTACACTTTCAAGGCCTAGTATATTTTTAGCCTCTTCGCATAAAACCGGCTCTAATAAATCGCCCATACGTTGTAGCATGAGCTGAGGAGTTTGTTTAGGCAGTTCGCCTTCGCTTGCTTTAATAGCAACATCAAGCCATTCGTTTCTTGATTGATATTGACTAATACCTTTTATATAAGGTAATGTTGAACAGCTAGCTTGGTCGTATCGCGTTTTTTTACCTACCATGTATCTCTCCTGTAATATAAATCGGCTAGTTCTTGTAATGAAAGATCAGAAGGATAAATATGTGTTTCATGATCTTTGTCAGTATAACGATCAGTAACTTTAATAGTGCCGTCGTTGTAAATAATTTTTGTATATTTATGGTCGCCCCAATTATTAACTTCAAGTAATTTAATTCTATTGGACCATTCAGTAATTTTTGGTATGTCTTCTATAGGTATCATTATATGTAAGATTTATATATTGCTTTTAATTTAGTAAATAAGTTTTTAAATTGAACTGCTGAATGCGGTGCATCATCATAACTAAATACAGTATCTTCAACAGGATTTTCAATAGGATTCTCATTACTTATAGATAAAAACCATATTAAAAACTCAACTTCTTTTTTATTTAGTTTTCTTTGGCTTAAGTTTAATTTATTCATCTTGCTATACCTAAAATATATTTAATTTCATCTAAAGAATCCCGTACTTTATATTCTTGATCACCTACTTCAACTATAACTTCGCTTGTATATTGATCTTTATAAAAGCCGCTAATTGACCTGGCAGGAATATGTAATTCACCACCGCCTAATAAATTAAATGTTACATTCATTTCATTCGCTCCTCGCCAAATATTTTTTTTAGCTTTTGTTTTATTTCATTAATTTCTTTTTCAGTAAAAACTGAGCCGCCCCATTTTTTATTCATAGCTTCACGAATTTTGATTTGATTTTTAAGTTCTTCTTTAATTGACATTACACTGCCTCCCTTATTACTCTAGTTTTATGACCGTCTTGTTCTAAGCGTACTTTTTTAACAGCCATAAGATCTAAACTTTTAGTTACTAAAGCTGTTACCCAGCCGTAATCATATTTAACTTGTAATGTATATTTCATTATTTACTCCCTTCGTTATCAAGATAATTATCTATCTTTTCTTGAACATCTTTTATAGTGTGACCCCAGCCACCAAATCTTATTAATGGACTAATACAAGAACCAGTCCAATGATTTCTACCACAATCCCAATGTGAGTCTATTTTAAATCCTCTGTATTTATAGACTGCTGGTTGGTATTTAGTAGCCTTTTTATATATTTCTTTTTTATGTTGCATGTTCTTTAACTCCTTAATTTTATTTAACATAAATAGATTATACTAAGGATATATATAATTGTATACCTTTTTATATGTATTTATTCGTATAATCTTAAGGGCGTTTAAAGTAGAATAATTAAGAGGCTGATAATAAAATAATACTACTCCTTACTCAATATCTCCATAATTTTAATCAGCCTCATCTATGATCGGTCGAATCACCGGAACTTCAGATAAAGTTTTTAATGTTTCGTGAAACGAATCTATTTCTAAAGTATCATGAAATATTTTCTGATCAAAAGTAAAGTATGTTTGAGAGCTAGAGTTAGCTTTAAATAAGATCTTTTTTTCTGGCATAAATACAAAAGCTAAAATATCACAATGATAGTTTTTATAAATTTGACTTTGATTCCTCGAATTATCAGAAACAAAAACATATTTACCTTCTGGCGTTTTGCTCCTGGCTTTAACTTGAACTGTATACATAGCGGGTCCAAGCTCACACACTAAATCTGCTGGGTGTTTATCTTGACATGGAAAACAGAAGTCACAGTATTCCAGCAAGAACGTCTGTACTAGTGATTCAGCAAACGCTCCTACTCTTGAGTTTCGCTGGTGTTCGTCTGAACTTTTTGTTGGCATTTTTTTAACTCTTCAGAATTAAATATTGCACGTCTTCCAACCTGTTGTGCATATTTAGAATTTAATAATTCCTTACCCGCTTTTTCCCATTCTCCAAGTTCCATATAAGCTCTAGTTTTTCGAAATGAAAGCCATGTGTTTATTCCCATATTAAATACCAGGTCTATAATAATTGTTTGAGCCTCTTCTGGAAATGTAGCCCATACCGGCCAGTGCTTATCTAATTTTTTTATTACGCTATCTATATCATTATCTAAAAGATACATAGCTTCATCTTTTGATATGCCGTTCGTTTCAAGATTTCTTCCAACACCAATTGTTGTATAACCTTGTGAACATTCGTACGGCTTTAATACTAATGCTTCCCATTGTATTAACCGTTCTTTTACAAGATCTTTCATTTTACTTTTTTAAAGGTTTATAAATGAAGAAGGCTGATAGTAAACCAGCACCAAATCCTGTTGCTAGAGCTTCAGTCCAAAATGCTCCAAAGTGAGTTGGATGAACTAATAGATCAGCAATAAATGTACATATACCTAAAATAATTGCTGGTGCATATTTATGTTGCATAAAATTTTGATACCAAGTTTTTTTGGTTAGTAAGGCTAGAGTAGCTGCAATAATACCAGTTACATTAGCTTTCCAAAAATGTGTAAAGGTTAATGCTGATAAATCACCTTCAACCATCATTGGATAACATATAGCAAATGCTTTAGCCCAGTTTTGATAGAACTCAGTATTTTTTATTTTATTTAAGATTTTCATTTTTTTGTTTTTTCGTATGTACGAAGTGTTGACATGCCGAGCATGGCCATAACGATTGTAGATAGTTGGCTAAAATCAAATTCAGGCGTGTTATATTGAATACCGTTTACAATAAGAATATATTGTATGATTGGTTCTAAAATAAAATGATAAGCGAGTGATAAACCGCAGCACCAACCGATAAAAGGCCTCCAACCTGAAACGAAGATATTATTATGTTTTGCTTCAACTTTATTTACTTCTAACTGCGCTTTGTTAAGCGAAATAATCTCTTTCTCCAATTCATGAGATAATTTTGTTTTTAAATCTTTATCAGCAACAAATTTATCTAATATGCTGCTAACAGGCTCAATAAGTTTGTCTATCATAAATTATTTTTTGTTAAAGTAAACCTCTAACTATAATTGTTATTAAAGAAGCAATAATAGTAGTAAGACCGCCAACTAACCACATTCTCATACTATTTATAGATAACTGCAAATCATCACTTTTTTTATAAATAGTTTTCCATCTTTCTTCGCACATTTTTTCATGAACTCTTAAATCAGAATGTACATCGTTAGCAGTTTTTCTAGCTGGCATTATTTTTCCTCTATTGCCTCAGCTTTATCTTTAGCATTAATAGCTTGATCAAATGACTCGATAATTAAGTTTTTATATTCATTAGTAATCACATAATCATCGTATGCTTCTTGAAGCCTGTTTAGTTTTCTACCAGCAACATTTAACTTAGCAGCTAAGGCCATTTGCTCTTGATTTAAATCAGAAGCTCTAAACTCTACATCGTTATATGTAATTATTACTGGATTCTCTTCTTGCATTTTATTTTCTTCTTTACTCATATAATCTCCAATTATTTAAAATTAAATTATACACTAAAAAATATTATTAAGCCCAAATTGCTGTAGCTATTGTTTGCACTAAAGCATCTTCACCAGTCATATCATCACCTTGATTAAAGTGTAAAACTTTACTTGCTGTTACAGGTAATTGGTCATCATCAGGGTCATCAAATACATCGTTATAAACTACCATTAAAGTAGGATATGTTGTTTCACCTTCTACTGGTACTGCTGGATATGTTTCAATCCTTTGTACTGTTCTTGTTAATGTAATTGC